ATTGAAGAATGACCTCGATCGTCAAGCCGGCGAAGTCGCCCTCGACACTTTCCCCGGCCCTCACGTTTCTTCCAAATCCAGCGACCAATCGGTCATCGCGCCGTACTCGTCACGGCTGACGCTGTACTGGACGACCCGCATCGAGAGCTGCGGCCGAAAATAGGTCCATGCCGATGAGACGCGCGACGAGCCCGCCACCACTGGCCGCCCCGGTGTGCCGCCGGCCGTCTTGTAGCCAAGCTCGGCGATGCAATTGATGCTCAACAACATGCCGGGCCAGATGCCGTCGAGCGCTGGCGTTTCGGTGTCGTTGCAACGGATGCTGCTTTTGTATTTCCTCATCTGGCTCGGGCTCAGATCGATCAGCGCGCCATTCACCGTCCTTGCCATCACGCTCGCCGCGTCGATCGGGTCGAGCGTCTGGGTCGCGCCGCGCGCTGAGTAGTCGGCGATACCCGGCCCCGATATCTCCAGCACCGTGTTGGCCGCCATCAGGCGAGCGCCCCCGCTATGCGCCCGGCGCTAAGCATGCCGGCCCGCCGCGCCTCGCGGGTCAGGCCGCCGACAATCTCGCGGTCGCCGCGCAGCGCAAAGCTGCCGCCGGGGAAGTTGAGATTGACCGTGACGCCGTCAGCCGTTGTCGCCGTTACCATGCCGCCTGTAGCAAAGCGCGGCGTCCGCACCAGGCCGCCGCCGGCATAGCCGAACGGGTTGCGTAGATTGTTTAATGCCATCATGAATTGCGGCCCCCAGCGGTCGACCGCTGCGGCTCTCATCACGAACTCGCCGTTACTCAGCCGCGCGAGGATGCTGTCGCTGGTGCCGCTGCCGGGGCCGCGGATGTAGCCGCCGCCTGCGAACTGCTGGGTTAGAGCAATTGATTCACCGCTTGGTGCCGAAGCAGCTCCGGCTGCCCGAATCGCTGCCGCCGCACCAGCCGCCGCAGCGGCTAACTGGTTCCACTCGCGGATACTGTCTTTGATGAAGCCCTCTGTATCCTTCAGCACGAAATTAATCTGCGGGAAAGAGGCCAGCAGTGCCTCGATCTTCAGATTTTCCCAAGTGGTCTGCAATTCGCCCCACGACTTGTTGTATTCGTCGATCCGCTTCTGATCTTCCGGCGAAATTATATTTGCCCCCTGCGCCTTCAGTTGTGCCCATGCCGGGCTGTTGGCGAACGCGACGAGCGCTTTTGTCTCCTTCTCCCAATCCGGCCCGAACACCGCGCCGCCCAATCCCGCCGCTCTCTCCTTGCTGACTTTCGCCATTTCTTGCACGGCCTGAGCGGCTCGGATGCGTAACCCAAGATAACCTTCGCTGAGATCCTTAACGTCGATGCCGAGTTGCGTGAGCGGGTCGGATAGATCCTTGATCGGCTGGGCGCCGCCGCGGATGACTTGGATGAACTTTCCGGTGTCGCCGGCAGTCCGAATGATACCGCTGCTGGCTTCTTCGGCCGGGCGCAAAACCCTGGTTTTCATGTCGGTGCCGAAGGCGCCGGCCTTGATCCGGGCCTCCTGCAACACCTTAGCGAAGGTGTCCAAGGATGCGGCCGACTGGTCGGTGGCGATGCCGGCGCGCAGCATCATCTCCTGGTAGGCTTTGACCTCACTCGGCTTCAGGTTGGTGTTACTGGCGGTCTGCTGGATTTTCTCCAGCCCCCTAACCGTATCGTCGATTGCCTTGCCGAGCATGTTCGCGCCGACCGTAGCGGCAAATCCGGCCAACCCGGCCCGAGCGCCGCCGAAGCTCGTACCAATCGCCTTGATGGCGCCTTCAAACGAGCGAAAGCTGCGCGCGGTGAATCCCGTTGCCTTGCCCAGATCACCCATCGAGTTGGTTGTCTGGTCGAGCGCCCGCTTCATTCCTACCAGGCGGGCTTCCATTCTCCCGAAGGTTTGCGTCAGTTCATTCGCGCGCGCAGTGTCGCCGGCTTTCACGGCCGCCCTTATCTGCGTACCGAGGACCTTCAGTTCCTCGCTGAGCAGTTTAATTTGGCCGCGAGCGTCGGCGGTTTTCGCGATGACATTGAAGTCGAGATTGGTGCTAGGCATCGTCGGATAGCTCTTTCAGCGTCGCCTTGATCGCCTTGCTGTCGCCTTGTGCCGCCAGCGTGATGTTGAGTTGCTCGGCAAGCTCACGCCGCCTGCGGTGCGAGGCGATAAGCACAAAAGCATTCGCCTGCCGCGGCGTGTAGTCCATGACCTCGCGGGGATTGTGCCCGAGCGCGATCAAGTGCTCGGCGGTGGCGGCATATTCGTATCCTGATCCCTGCCAGAGGGGCCGACGACGACGGCGCCGCCGAGCAGTCGCGTCAGCCGGTCGAGTAAAGGGCCGGGACCGTGAGGCATGGTCAGATCGCGCACCGCCAGCAGGCAGTCCATGATCTCGTCGAGGGCCAGCGTGTCGGCAATCTTGTCCTCGGCTTCGGGCTGGCCGGCGGCCGAGGCGATGATCGCCGCCACCGCATCCGGCGCCCCGGCGATCAGCACATCCATGTCCATCTCGGGCGCGCCCTCGACGAACAACTTTCTTAACTCCGGGAAGCGCACGAACAGATCGGCGATGTGGCGCAGGCCGAGGCCACGAAGCTCGACCTCGCCGCCGTTGATCTGCACCCGCCGCGTCTGCGGAACGATGTCGACCAGCGATACCATCTCAGGTGCCGAGGAACGCCATCAGCAGGTTGCGATACGTCCACTCCTCCATCGTCATCGCGAGGGTCGCGGACTTTTCGGTGATGATTTCGAGATCCTTGCTCCGCACGCCCAGGCGCGAGCTGAAATGCGCCAACGTATTGATGACCGGCGTGAAGGTGAAGACCGGCACGTTGCCGATGTCGACATAGGCTGGATCAGGTGTCAGCCCGGAGGTGATCTGGACCGAGACGATGCCCTTGCCGTTGTAGTATTGCGTGACTAGCGGGCTCACCAAGGTTTTGTCCGGGTGCGTGATAGTGCCGAAGATGCCGGTGCTGTCGACCAGCACTTCGCCGGTGACCTCCAATTGCCCCCATTCGTCTTGCTGGATGACGCCGATGGCCGTACCTGGGCGGAACATCACATGGAGTAATTCCATCGTGATCTGCGGGCCTTGCACATTCGCCCCAGTGAACTTTACCTTCGCGTAAATCTCGTTCTGCGCCAGGATGTTAAACGTGCCGGGTGTTGCCACCAGGGGTTCGATTTCCGGGTCGGCCATGATGATTGCCTCCTGCCTAATTTGTTCTAGGGATGGTGTCTTCGTTCTGCGCGACGACGATGCGCAGCGGAATGGTGACGCTGGCAATCTGGCCGTTGTGACCGGGGTCTTTCTGCACCTCGCCTTCGATCCGGCAATACAGAACGCCGCGCAGGCCGAGGTTCTGACGGTAGCCGGTCGGCGTCGGGTACAACGCGCGCTCTACCCCATCGACGAGAGCGTTCAGGGTTGCCGCCGGGACTGCGCTCTCGGTGGCGCCGACCTTGGTGTATATCCACGCCTCGCAATTAAGCTCGATCATGGCCGGCGCGTTCGACGACTCCCGGTGCGGGTGCAGTTCGCCGAGCTCCAGCAGATAAAACGCTGGCATGTCTTGCTCCGCGCTGGGGTCGCGCAATCGCCTTGCGGCCGTTTGGAACCCCTGCGTCAGTGGTGATGCGGAGCGGTCGGCAATCGCCGGCAGCGAAATCGTGACGACAGGCGTGGTGGTGGCGATCGTCGCGTCGGCGGGAAGACCGTCGCCGGCAATCGGCATGCCCGCCATAAGCCCGGTCGCGTCGCTGACATTGGTCAGGGTCACGTCGCCGGTAGTGGTGTCGGCGGTGAAGTTGAACACCAGCGGCGGCGCCGTCAGTTTATTGAACAGCGCCGTCATGATGAGTTCGCGGTTCATCGGGGAGCTACGGTGCTAAAATCGAACTCGTTGACCGCTTGTCCGATGGCGAATGCGAGTTCTGCCCTTATCTGCGGGCGGATTGCCGCTGCCGGGCCTCGCAGGAATCGCCTCGCCCGGCGTGTCGGCCGGCGTCGCTCATAAGCTGTGACGCCGACATTCCCGCGGCTCGACCACCGCACCCGCACCTTGCCGCTCCGCCTTCCCGGCCCGCCGTATTCAAGCGCACCGAAGGCGCGGGCGGGTTGATTCGGCAGCTTCTGCCCCAGTATCCGAACCCGGCCGCGGACGAAATTCTCGCGCTCGTCGACATAAGCGCGGGTCAGCGAGCGCAACCGCCCGGTGCGCACCGGCTCAGCCGCTCTGACCTGCGCGAGCAACTGGTGCGTGATCCGGCTTATCGCCACCCTGAGCTTGGCTTGCAGGGCCGGCGTGATCTCGTCGAAGTGAACCGCTAGGCGAGTGATGCTGGACGAATCGATGGTGAGATTGATCGGGCCGCTCATCCGACGAGACCGCGGCGATACGGGTTGAGCAGCGAGGCGATATCCTGCGGGATCAGCGAGCCGCCCGGCACGCCGCCGACCCAGAACTCTTGCCGGCCGAGGCCCGGCGATTCCGTCGCGCGCAGCATCGGGTCGCGGCCACGCCCGGCATTCTCCATCGTGCAGAGATCGAGCACCGCTTGCTGCACGTCAGGCGGAATCTCGGCGAAACCCGCAGTATAAGCGACCACGAGGCCTGCAGTGTTGCTCCAAGCCGTCGCATCGCCGCTGCGCCAGAGGTGCCCGACGAGCGGCGAGAGCGCGTAGCCCGCGCCGTCCATAAGAACGCCATCTCTGGTAACTGCCAACGTGGCCTGATCGACCGGCGCTTGGCTCAGGATCAGCGGCTCGCCGGCTTGGCCCGATGCGCCCAGACGAAAGGTGTCGGCATATCCCTGTTCGACAAAGATGCGGTTGCAGTACCGCTCGGCGGCGCGCGAGGTCCGGGTGATGACCTTCGTGTACCAGGCGTCATTGACGACGTCGCCCTGACGGACCCGCAACTGCTCGCGCAGATCATCGAGCGTCACCAAGTTGCGATCGGCAGCTGGCGTGGTGATCGTGGAATAGAGCGGCGTCATTCCGCCGTCTCGGCGTGGTACTGCTCGAACAGCGCGCGCAGATCGAGCGGCGGGCCGACGCTGCCGTCAGACAACACGGGGACGGCGCGATAGTCGCGCATGGCCCACTCGACGATGACCGGCGCCGGATTGCCCGGCAATCCACGCATTCCGGCGGGCCCGATTTCGCCGCGTTTGCCGCGCTCGCCAGCCTTGGCGGCCAGCGCCCAGCCGTCACCCGGCAGCGCTCCGGGCGAATCCTGCCGCGCACGCCACTCGGCCCCGTGCAAGCTAACGAGATCGTATTTCCGGTATTCGCGCGCCGAATCGTAGAGGCCGCAGACCTCGCCGACATAGGGTTCCGGCCCAGTCGACCCTGGAAGCCCCTGGATGCCCTGTTCGCCGGCCGGGCCTGTGATAGCCTCTCCCGGCTCCCCGCGCTCTCCAGGCGCGCCCTGCGGCCCCTGCGGGCCATCCTGTAATGTGGCGAGCTTTTCGGCGATGGCGCGCGCGGCGCGAAGCTCGCTTTCGGCGCGGCTGGCCCGTAGCGCGGACATCTCTTGCCGGATTTCGGCAAGCGCAACCGAGACGGTGAGTTTCAATTCGCGGTCGATGCGGGCCGCGATCAACCCGAGTCTCTCGCCGAGTGTTTCAGCGATTATGTCAAGCGGCTCGGGATCGTTCAAAGGTGTCATCCATCTTGTTGCCGCCTCGATTCGCCGCCTTGGGTGCATTACCCGATGGTGCGGCCGGCGGAGCCTCAGCCGCTGGGGTTGCCGGCGGCGTCTTCGACCACGCCGACAGCGGGACGACCTGTTGCTGAACGCGCGGCTCATCGCCATCTTTGGCCGCCGCGTAATCCTCCATCGCGCGCGCTTCGTTCGGCGAGAAGATGCCGCCCTGCACGCCGCGCGCGAGAGCTTCGATACGATCTTTCTGTGCGCTGCGCAAAAGTGCTGCGGTATCAAACTCAAGGTATTCCTGCGGCCAGCCAGGCACGCCGAAAAACTGGCCGATGCCGCTTTCGATGTGGTTGAGCGCAAAGCCAAACGGCCCGGCGACCCAAAAGCGCATCTGGTCTTCGCTCGCCGTCTGTATCTGCAAGCCCCAGAGCGAGAGCAGCGGCAGCGGGATGCGGTACACAGTGGCGATGTGCCCATCGGTGATCTGCATGATTTCGGCCGCCTGCGCATCGCGGCTGTTGGTGCTGATCTGCTGAAACTTGAGACCCGACGACAGGATCGGCACGCCGCCGGCCCCAGCGCCCGTGGTCCGCTCCATCCACATCTGGTGGATTTCTTTGTTCTGCCAGTCTTCGAGCGATTGGTCGGTGGTCAGCACGCCCGAGGGTTTTGATTGGTTCTGCGCGACGGTCAGCGCCTGCTGCATCATCGAATTGCTGGCAGCAAGGTCGAGCGTGGCGTTGATCAGCGGCGGCTCGCCCTTTAGCGGATTACCGCGCGCGTTGAGCTTGAGGTGGAGCACGTCGCGGGCCGGCACCCGAGCGAGCGCATCCCGCGGCAGCACCGCCTCGACGACCGGGTTGCCGGCGAGCGAATAGAACACCTGGCCGTTGCTGGCGACGTTCGCCGCGCACGAGGCCGAATCCATCAGGTGCAGCTCGCTGACCTCAAAGCGATTGTTTCGGATGGCGAGTGCATAGGCATTGCCGTCGCCATACAGGTAGCCGACGAGGTTAAGGATGAAATCGCTGCCGCTCTGATAGCTGTTCGGCCGCAGCATGACCCGCGAGAGTGCCGAGTTCGTGATGCGCTCCCGGCCGCCGTCGCCGGTCGAGCGCCAGTGCGACGGCGGACATTCAGCCGCGGTTTGCGCGTAGGTGTCGATACAGGCGGCGACGATAGCGCCGCCGCCGACCCGGATCGGGTTGTAGCCGAGTTGCCAGAAATTCCACGGCCACGAGGGCGGGACATAGCCGCCGCTAGTGGACGTGCTGAGTGCCTTTCGTTGCGGCCGAAAGACGCGAGCAACCGCACCCGCCGCCCGCGTCAGAAGTGCCATCTAGGGCTTGTCGGCCGGTCGCGGTTCGGGTTGCCGTGGCCGTGCTGCCGGAGGTGCGGGCGCGTGGTGTGCCTGCGGCAGCGCTTCGCCCGTCGCCAGATACGCTTGCTGCGCTGCCACTGACGGCATCGCTTTATCCTGCGCGCTCTGGACCTTGTCGTCGGGGTGCATCAAGCCCAGCGCCAGCAGATCGTTCTCCTCCTGCGTCGGGGTCGGTTGCAGCACGCTGCCGTCTGTCGATTGCAGCGTCGCATTGGTCAGCGTCGCCGTCCGCTCCTTCCGCTGCTCGTATTCCCGCTTCAGTTCCTGGTTTACTTCTGCCATTGGGTTTCTCCTTGGTGACGAGCCCGCCGACAAACTCATCGGCAGGCTTGCGCCATGTGTATTGACGGCTAGGCCGCCGCGACTTGCCGCTTACCAAGTGACGCCGGTCACCCAGGCGACGCTGCCGGTTCGCCGCATCGCCCAGTTCATCGGGAGGATCATCCGCAGCGCCAAGCTGTCGGTCTGAAACATGCTTCTGACCGGAGTTGCCGCGACCGCACTTCCTTGGGCGCCGGTCGTGATCTGCAACGGGGTGGTGTCCTCAAAGTGCAGGGTTGCCTGATCGCTGACATCGAACCGCGGCGTGTCTCCCTGCACCACCATGAGGTCGGCGGCGTTGATCAGGATCACCATGCCGGCCGGGATCGTCGACGACACCACCACCGGGTAACCAAGCAACCGGCTCGAGTTGATCTCGGCCTGGAACGGGAAATCACCGCCCGCACTCTGAGTCAGCGAGATCGCGATCTGCTGCACCGGGTTCATCATGAACACCGGGGTCGTCAGCGCGTTTGAAGCGGCCAGCACACCGACCAGCAGCTTGAGGTCGCCGACCAGAGCTGCAAAGCCGCCGCCGGCTGTCGGGGTTTGTCCGGAAACGCCGTTACGAATACCCGCCGGCCGGATCGCACTGATGGCAATGTTGTCGATGAACACCGTGTCCACCGCAACTCCGGTGTCGTCCATGATGAGCTGTCGCAGGATCATCTCGATCTGCGGCGTCGAGTGCTCGGCGATCTCCCGCGTATAGGACGTGATGACGGCCATTTTCTTAAGGCCGATCGTCACCGGGACGAACGCCGCCTGCCGCACCGGGATCGGTGCGCCCTCGGCGACGAAGCTGCCGGCTATCGTGTTCGTAGTCGCGCGTGTCGGCATGCTGAGCTGAGCGTAGCGACCCAGCGTCACGTTCATCCCGCGGGCGGAGACAGGCTGGAAGATCGATCCGGCCATCACCGCATTAAACCACTCGCCTTGTCCGGTCACCGCAAGCTCGGCGGCCCATCCGGCCGTGCTGGTCGTGGCAGGTGCGGTCGCGGCGCGGGTGCGCCACTCGACGACGCCCCTGGTGACCTCGTAGTCGCCATAGCTGCCGTACATCTCGGCCAGCGCCATCTCGACAGGCTGCCGCTTGGCATAGGCCAGCGTCGTCGCCGCGAAGTGCCGCAGGATGTGATCCTCAGGCGGCGTCTCCTTGCGCTTCGGCTGCGCCCACGACCTTGGCGCGCTTCCCGGCAGCGGCTGCGTCGGCGCGTAGACCTGGATGCGGTCTTTCGGGACGGTGATTGGCGCCGCCTCGTTGCCGAGCGCCTTCTCGGCCTCGACCCACGCAAAGATCTTACCCTTCACTTCCCCGATGCGTTGGGTGAGATCGGACACCCGTTGGACATCCTCGGCATCCGGCAGGCCGGCTAGCTGGTCTTGCAGCGCAACAACGTCGTGCTGCGCGGCTTCTATACGTTCGCTGTAGTTCATCCTCGTGATTCCTGATTTCGCGGTCGTCTCCTTGGCTAGCGCGCCTGGTGAACCGCGACCGAGGGACTGATCCTCATCAAAGGCGTGCGCGCCGAAGATCAGTTGCCGCGTCTCGCGGGAGAGTCCGAGCGACTTGGCGATTGCCAAAGCGTTCGGGTTTGCCGGCACCGCGACCAGCGAGCATTCGACAAGCTCGGCCTCGGTGAAACGGATGCCGCCGGACTTGAGCGGCTCTACATTGTCGGAATGAAACCCGACTGAGACGGCACGGGCGATGCCGGCATTGACCGCGGCGTGGATCTCGCGCAGCCGATCGGATACCGGGTCCATGAGTTCGAGCCAGCCGGTAAGCTGGCCCTTGCGCACGCCAACGTCGCGCCAATGCCCGATCATGAAATTCGGGTTGTGGCCGAACAGCGCTACCGGGTTGCGACGGAAATTATCGAGCCGCCACCCATCCGGCTCGATCACGTCGCCCATGCGGTCGACGCTGCCATCGGACATGACGAACTCAAGCGGGTTCGCCGCGGGCGGTGGCGCCGCGGTTTGTTTAATCCGTAAATCCATGTCAGTTATCCGATCATCGACCGGTGATTGAAGGCCGGCGTCGAGGTTGCGCCCTTGATAGCCATTGCCAGCGCGACCATGCCATCGATGCGACCGCTGCTCTTCGCCTTCTCAAGCTTCCGGTTGCCGGCCGGATCGGCAACGACCGTGCTGTTGCTCGCGCACATCGTCAGCACCGGGTGCATGCCGTGCCGCAGCCGATGCTGCAACGCCACCGTCTCCAGCGCGTCGAGCGCGGGCGCCATGTCGCGATAGCCCTGGCCGCATTCCTCCAGCGGCAGGGTCACCCCTTGCGCTTGCAGGACCGCCTTCAGTTCATCGATCCGCCATCTGTCGAACAGGATGGTGCGGAAATTCATCTGCCGCCGCAGGGTTGCGAGGAAGTGCGCGACATAGCCGTAGTCGACCGTGACACCCGGCACCGCGTTCAGGTGCCCATGCTGCACCCACAGATCATAGGGCGCCCGGTCCCGCTGCGCCCGCTCGCGCAAGGTGTCGGCCGGCGTCCAGAAATGCGGCCACACGTTCCATGTGCCGCTCGGCCCTTCCGCCACCAGCACCAGCGCGGTGAGATCCTGCCGCGACGACAGATCGAGGCCGCCATAAACCGGACCAGGGCCAAACGCGTCCAGATCCGGCTCACCGCCATTCTGCTGCCATACGCTCTGCGAGAACAGTTGCGACAGCGCGGAGACGCGCTGGTTCAAGTGCAGGTTGCGGAAGGTGCTCTCGAAGCTCGGCATCGCCATCGCCTTCTCGGCGAGCTTGGCGACTTCGGCCATGTTCAGAAAATCATCGAGCGCCGGGTTCGCCAGCCGCCACGTCGCCGGGTCGTCCATCGGTGCGTCTTCGGGCGCGTCGAACAGGACCAGCTTCATCGTCGGGTCGGCAGCCGTCCGTGCGTAGTCGATCAATTGGGACAGCAAATCGGCCGAGGTCGGCGCCTGCGTGCTAATCACGATCGACAACGGGTGCGGGTGGGCCCCCATCGCGGTTTCGAGGGCGTCGTATAATTCGCTACGGGGCCCGCGGACCTGCCCAAGCTCGTCATGGATGACCAGCGCCGGGCTGAACCCGTAAGTGGTGCTGGCCTCGGCCGCCAGCGCCTTGTAGCGAGCCCCGGTCAACGGCGAAAACAATTCCTTCGCGCTCTCCCGAGCTACGATCATGTTCGGGTCGGACAATTCCGGCGACATGCGGACCATCTTGGCCGCCAGGTCGTAGACGATGCCGGCCTGGTGCCGTGATTGCGCGGAGGAGAATATCTGCGCATTCCGCTCGGCTTCCGGCCCGACAACGTGCGCAATCACCAGCATGGCAATCAGCGCCGTCTTGCCATTTTTCCGCGCCATGCTGACAATCGCTTGGCGCGTCGGCGTGTCGTAAATCTGCCGGATGATCTGCCGCTGCCATTCACGCAACACGATCGGCTCGCCGACATGCGCGCCCTCGGGCGTCACAAGGTATTTTTCGATGAAGCGGATAATGCGGTCGCTACGGTAATCGCTGCGCTCGCTCATGCCACCATGCGGATCGGCCTGACGGCAGCGCCGCCGACCAGTTCATCATCGCGATTATCGTGCGCCGCCTCGCCCGCCATCGTCGATCGCCGCTCGACCGCGGCCTGGACCGTCAGCCGCAACAACTTGGACGACACGGCGTAGTTGCTACGCAGCGTGCGCAGATCGACCAGCAGCTCGCGCCCCTCGCGCGAACCCACCGGATACCGGCGCAACCTCGCCCAAACCTCTTCCAACCGGCACTGCGTCTCGCAATGATCGGCCAGCAACCCGACCATACTGGCGTCGAACCAATCGACAGGCTTCGCCGTCACGATTTGCCGCCAAATGTTCTTG